GCCTCCCACCAATGCGTAAGTTACTGTAAAGCAACAGACGCAAAGTAATAGGAGGCCCACGCAGTGCATTTGACTCCACCCAGTAACGAAGGTTACTGAATCGACAAGAAGGGAACCACAACCATGACCGACACACTCACATCGAAAGGACTGTAGGACCATGTCAATAAAGACACGATCCTTAAATACAACAGTCCAATGCCCAGATGTTACCAACCCCAATACTGGGGCTGTTATACAAAAAGGCTCTCGGTATGAGTGGACAGGTAGACAGTATACTGTCTCGGTAGGGCATCGTAAAGGCCGAAACGGCCAATACCTTGGGGGCGGTCCGTTTTTCACGTACCGTACGTCTGTGTCCATTGGTGGACGCAACGCAACCATGAGCAACGCTGCCGGGACCAGGTATTATTCTGGTCCTGTCATGTGCTCTTTGGTCCCTACCACCATGGCGAGCGTTCCAACACCCACTACGGATCATTCGTTTCTTGATCCGTATGGTGCTGAAGCAATTGCCAGGGTGAACCCTATGAATCCCAACGCCGATCTCGGCGTTGCCATGGGCGAGTTGGTGACGGAGAGGAGGTTTCCTCTCCCAGCCATCGCGTCATGGAAGCACCGCACGGACATAGCCAAGGCAGCAGGCAGTGAGTATTTGTCTGCTGTTTTTGGTTGGCTACCACTGGTTTCCGAGATGAAGAATGTCTCGCAATCAGTAGTCGACGGAAATGAGATCATAAGAAATTATGGCTCAAATTCCGGTACGTCCGTTCACCGGCGCTTTGATTTTCCACCCACGGTTGTGTCTAGCGAGGGAGTGATTGGGTCCGTCCCTCCAACATTTGGAGGAGGACTCAGCCCCGAACTCGCTAAATCCAGCGAGGTCCACAGGAGTAGATCCACCACTACAAAGCGGTGGTTCTCCGGAGCCTTTACATACCACGCACCTACTGATCGCGAAAGCTATCAGAAGTGTTTGGGTATTGGCTCTGAGGCCGAGAAGCTACTTGGCCTTTCCTTGACTCCCGAACTTGTTTGGGAGTTGACCCCCTGGAGTTGGGCCGTAGACTGGTTTTCAAATGCAGGTGACGTTATTTCTAACGCCTCTGCAATGAAACTAGCCGGGCTCGTTATGCGTTACGGCTACATCATGGAGGAATCCAAGACTGTAGACGTTTACACGCAAACGGCGAGGCTTTTCCGTAAAGGAAAAGAATTCACCGTGCCGCTCCGCGCTACGGTAACATCCGTTACCAAAAGACGTGGAGAGGCTAACCCCTTCGGGTTTGGCGTAAAATGGGACGGCTTGTCGCCAACCCAGCTCGCCATAACTGCCGCACTCGGAATTACTCGTTTGCGGTAAGCAAATGTATTGCTCACCAACAAAGCCATCCAAGTGATGGCAGAATAGGAGTACGCCAATGGCATTCGCAGATCCACAGAAAGTCAAATTCGACGGTACTACCGAAACTACTGTTCCTCGTGTTAACACGGGTAACTATAGCTCGGAGTACGTCTCGTCTGACGGTCTGGCTAAGTTGAAGATTTCTACGACTAATGGTCGTAGGAAGCGACACGTCGCCAGATTGGATCTATCAAAGATCACCACTGATCCCTTTGATACGGAGCAGAATGTAGAGGTTTCGACCTCTGCATATCTGGTTGTTGATAGGCCCCTTGCGGGGTTTACCAACACCGAATTGAAGAAACTGGTGGAAGGCCTTGTTGGCTTTCTGTCAGCTTCTACTTATTCGGCCACGGAAAAACTCCTCGGCTCGGAGTCGTAAGACTCCTGATGGAAGAAAATTCCATTAAATGGGTGCTTATTCTTGCACTCATGGCCTCGGATTTGATCCTATGGGTATGTAACTTCACCCTCATGGGTGTTGTGTAATACCCTGTATCGCAGGGAGGTGAACATCAAGTTATGTCGAAACACGACTATAACTTTCAGATGCTCCTGCTCATCGTGGCAGTGATTCTTGGAATCGCTGGCATCGCTGCGCTGGGAGCTTTGATGATGTTCTTCACGGCGTTCTTTTAGAATGCTTTGATAGGATGTCGCGAGTACATTGGCCTTGGAAAAGCAACCTCTATTTAAGGAGGGCCTTTGAAAAGCCAAGTCGTACTCTGGAGTCAATTAGCGAATGAATTCGCTAATAGATGTTGCACTAGCGCTACCATGGACATTAAAACCGACCAAGGTCGAGTCAAACATGAGGGGATGTCGTTTTTAACGATATCCCTACCATCCTACGGAAAAGACTTCCAAAAAAGTCTTGACCAAGGGCTGGTGGATCGCAACTCGTACCAAGGTTTTTCTTGGCGAGCAGGTCTCCCCCGTTTTCTCGGAGGTTTCCTCGATCTGGTGTTTGACCGCGATAGTGGCGTGCTACTCAACGAACCATCTGTGGAAGCAATCCACGCTGTCCGGCAACTTACGTTGCTGTACAGTAAGGTTCTTGCACCCTGCACAAAATCCAGGGAGCAAGAAGCCATGGATGACTACATTGAGTGTGATAGACAGGTGAAAGAACGTGATAAATTTATTTCGGAGGATGACTATACGTCATTCCACCGTATATCACGTCTTTTATTCGGTTCTATCTTTTCTGAGATCGATAAATTGATCTATGACGAAGAGCTAGTTCCGAATCACGGACCGGGTGCCACAGCTGATAAACTAATGGGAAACCAGAAGTTTAAGCTGCGGACATGGACCAGTCGCCTCCAAGAGGTATTTAGTTCTGAGAACTATCTACTTCCTAATGCGCGCTTTGCGCAGGAGGACGGCGTCACCTATCTAGAACCCGGAGAGGAGGAACCCGTTAGGGTTATTTCCGTTCCTAAGACGCAAAAGACACCGAGAATCATCGCCATTGAGCCGACTTGTATGCAATATATGCAACAAGCGATCAAGGACGCTCTGGTTCCCCGCCTCGAGAGTGATTCTATCTTGAGGCATTTTCTGGGTTTTACGGACCAGGAGCCTAACCAGCACCTGGCCTGCATTGGCTCAGAAAAAGGGTCACTAGCAACGCTCGACCTGAGCGAGGCTAGCGATCGTGTGTCAAATCAGCTAGTACGGAGAATGTTAAGCGACCACCCCAACTTGCTTAAAGGAGTGGAAGCTTGCCGTTCCCGGAAAGCTGACGTACCTGGCCATGGCGTTGTACGCCTAGCCAAGTTCGCGTCTATGGGTTCAGCCCTTTGCTTTCCTTTTGAGGCTATGGTGTTTTTAACACTAATCCTCTTGGGGATTGAGGAAGGGCTTAGCACGCGATTTTCCAAACGATCCGATTTCAAGGATCTGTTTGGTCGAGTGCGCGTCTACGGGGACGATTTGATTGTACCCGTAGATAATGTGGAATCCGTGATTAACCAGCTCGAGTACTTCGGTGCACGAGTTGGTTCAGCCAAGTCTTTCTGGATCGGAAGATTCAGAGAGTCTTGCGGCAAGGAGTATTACGAGGGCCAAGACGTGTCGATTGTCAAGGTCCGTCGTGATTTTCCTGCATCACGGTCAGACGGACAGGGATGTATTTCGCTAGTATCCCTACGCAACCAGCTTTACAAAGCCGGTTGTTGGGAGACCGTGAAGTACTTGGACTCTACGATCTGGAAAGTGTTAAAACATTTTCCAGTAGTCGAAGAGGCCAGCCCTGTGCTTGGTCGTACCTCCTTTTTGGGTTATAAACCTGAGAGGATGTGCGCGCGACTACATCGCCCTCTGGTTAAGGGTTATGTGGAGCGATCCCTCATTCCTAAGAATTCTCTTAGTGGTGAGGGTGCCTTGCTCAAGTATTTCCTTAAGCGCGGCAGACAGCCATCTGTCGACGGAAATCACTTGGAACGTTCTGGACGTCCTCAAGCCGTCAACATCAAGCTGAGGTGGGCTCCCCCGTATTAACTGGGGGCAACGGACCATATGGTCCGGGGGCGGTACTTAGGAC